AGATTCAAATAATATACCAACAGGTAGGTTAACATTAAAAACAATTGATTTAACATCAAATGAATGGAGACCACCTGTAGGTTATCCTTGTGATATAATATTCCCTATAGAAACAACTTCATGGAATAATACATCAGTAAAAAATTGTGTATTGGTAAATGAATCTATACCAGGATCTGAAGGTATAATAATAGATTCTTCTAGTGATTCAACAACAACAGTATGGGTAACAGTTAGATTAATACATGGTAAATTTCATTTAAATAATACTGTTAAAGTAATAGTTAATACAAATATTCAATATAGAGGTAATATTAAAGGCGAACCAACGCTTAGTAATTATAAAACAGGATATAATACATATTCTTCATTTGATTTGGAAAATAATCCTCTAACTGGCATAGAAGATATTATATTTCCTCATACCTTTTGTGATGGATTGGTATTTTCGAAAGTTAAATATACTAATGTAACGGGGCGTTATTGTTATGTTCCATTTTTTTATAAAGGTAATATTTTGAGATCAGATACTTCAAATCTTAATGGTTTATTTGGTGATGTATCTACTATACTAAATAATCCTGCAATATACAATACAAATTGCAAATTGGTTTATAACAAAGACGACAGCAGATTTTATTTAATGAGACAAGATGTTGGTCATAATGGTGCATATGGTGCACCAGATGCTACTTATTTGGATATAACATCAACTAAATCATTTGAGTTAAGTCAATTTGGTGGTTATACAAGCAATGTTGATTTAACGACTAAATTGTATTTATCTTTAATGTGTTTAGGATTAGGTATAAGAGATTATACAAGTGAAATAAAAACTAATTTTGAATGTGGAAATGATGAAAAAAGAGTTTCTAAAAGTGAAGTATTTTTTGCATGTGATACAACTAGTGCTTTTTATACAGTTTTTATGAATCATAAAAGTGGTATCATCAATCAACCAGGATATAAATTATTCAATTTGTATATTTATAAACCAAATATCGATGCAACTTTACCACCAGCTATTTTTAGGATAGCTTATACAGGTCAGGTTATAGAAGACACAGAACCACCTGATCCACCTATTTGTTAATAATTTTTTGTGACATAAAATGAATTATAGTTATAAAGCACACTAATAAACGTTAAAAAATAAGTAGGAGACTATTATATGAAAATTACAGTATTAAAAAATAAAGTTACTAAAAATCAGGAAAAGATAGGTCTTTATATCTATAAACTATTAAAAAATTATGTTTCATTATATGGATTTCCTAAGAACTTATTATTAGAGAAGGGTAAGAAAGAGGGAGAAGAGTTGCAGAAACAGATTCAAGAGACGGTTAATAAACAAAATGAATTATTACAATTAGAAAATAGATTAGATAAACAGATAAGTTTATTGGATGAGGAAAATATTGAATTGAAAAATAAGATATTAATGTAACAAAAAAAGAAGAGGAGTATTAATAATTTATGACTGATAAAAAAGAAAAGAGACCTTTTTATAATATAACATTTAAAATAGGTGATAAAGATTTATCTCATACATTAAAGGAATTGACGATACTTAATAGTATAAATTTCCATTGTCAAAATTTTATAATTAAATTTGAATTTAATGAACGGGATTTGATACAGAATAATATAACAGGTCAAGAAACAGTTAAATTACGAATAGAAAAGATGCAAGATCAAAATCCAAATGAACAGCATGATTTTGAACTGAATATATTAAAGATTGACAATTCAGCAGCTAAACCGAGAGGCAAAGATGAAACACCACCACCTAATGCTGGTATAGTGACATTATATTGTGTTATTAAACCTGTATGGGAATGTTTAACTTCACCTACAAATTATTTTAGTAAAAACACTAAAAAAGAATCACCTTTTGATGTATCTAAAGCTATTATAGAAAAATCACTAAAAAAGGCGAAGAAAGTAATAGACTCAAGAGGTGCAAATAATAAAACAAAAGTGGAACAGATAATATTACCACCTATGAATTTATCTAGGAGTTTAGATTATTTAGATGAAAAATATGGGATATATGAAGGCATAACATTTTATACATCTTATTTTGAAGATAAAGAGGTTATTTTTTTAATGTGTGATTTAGGTAAAAGATTTAAAGGTTTTCCTATTTATACTATCTTAGTTATACCACCAGGTACACCTGTACCGAAAGAAGCGTATAGTATTGTTGGTTTATTAGATAATTTCTATTATACATTTATACCATCTGAGAAGAAGATGACTGGTAATATATCAACAACTAGGGTGGGTGGTTCATCTGTTTTTGTGGCTAAAGATTCAAAGAGTTTTTTCAAAAAAGTAGAGACTAAAGCTGAAGAGATTTTTAAGAAAATTTTACCCAAAACAAAAGGTGAATTTAAACCAGATGAGGTTGCTAAAAAAACCAAAACATTTAATAGTGATACATTTGCAGCAACAGGTGATAATAAAGCAGCAGCTACATCTAAGATAGCTAAAAATATGTTTGAACAATTTATGTTAACTGTTAAGATGAATGGTGTGTTAAAGTTAAAAAATTTAATGAAAGTAGGCTATCCTGTTTTATATGTTGAATTAACAGATGAAGGGAAAGAGATATCCGGTTTTTATTTAATAAGGGATAGTGCTATAACAATTAAAAAAGATTCTGGTTTGTTTACATGTGCTGTAGAAGTTAAATTAGTTAGATCAGATGTTTTATCAGCTAAATAGTTTTTTAAGAATAACTTTTTTGTTTACTTTTCATATTAACATTTTCTACAAATAGTTATAACTAAACATAACAGTTAATAAGAGTTATTTAGGACATATTTCTGATTGTTTGTAAAGTATTAGAATACAAACAAAAAAAATAGAAAAAAAGGAGATAAAATTATGCCTCCGATATCACCTGGTGTATATACTAAAATTATTGATTTATCAGAATATGTGCAAAATGTACCATCTACTATTGGATTTTTGCCCATTATTTGTGAAAGAGGTCCTGATAATAGATTGATATTAACTAATGCTCGAGATTTTTATTTGGATTTTGGTGAGCCTAATATTAACTATTTAGGTAGTTTAGGTAAACAGTTTGGTTTAGGTCCTTATGTGGCATCTTCTTTTTTGAAACAATCAGATTCGTTGTATACAATTAGGGTAACACCGAATGATGCTGCTTATGCTAATTTGTTTTTAGCAATTGATACAACTGAAGCGTTTGATAATAAAAAAATAAGTTTAACACGTTATAGTAATAAGTTGAGTTCTATTCCAGATGTTGTAAATATTAAAAGTGATGTTACAGGTACTATGTCTGTAGATGTATTCACCAATATTGATGTTACTGTTGATAATACTGTTTATAAAAATTGTAATGTAGAAGTATTATATAACATTAATTCTGTAGCAAATACTATTGATGTTAGTAATATAATGAATGTATATTACTATGATGATACAACAAATATTGTTACTACTATTACTTTAAATAGTGATACTAGCAAAGAGGATATTGTACGTATAGTTAGAACTATTTATGAAAATATATGTGATGAGTATAATTTAACACCTTTTGCTATTAAACCATGTGCGAGTATGAATACAGCAAAAGAGTTAGATTCTGCTATGACACTAAATGCATTGAAAGATTCTACTGGTGGTATGTTTACTGTTGTTAATGAAACAGATGGTAAATATACTGGTTTAATCACTATTTTTGGTGTGGGAAGAGGTGCTTGGTATAATAATTTTAGGATTAAGTTATCACCTCATACTATACCAATGAAAGCATTAGAAAATATTTATATTTTGGAAATTGAACAGAAACAATCAGCTAGTGATTATGATAGTGTTACTAAGAGTTGGGTAGATACATATGAAGTTGTTCAATCTTTTGAAGTTTCGTTTAATCCAAATAAAGTGGATGAAAGTGGTGATTCAATGTTTATAGTTGATGTGTTGAATAACTATTTTAGATACCTAAAAGCTGATGTTAAAGGTGAAGGTGAACAAGAAGCTGGTATAAAAGAGTTATTATATTTGTTAGATGAGTTAATAAGATCAGTTAAGACTAAATTAAGTGAATCTTATATAAATATTTATAATGATACAACTGTTGCTGTTTCATATACAATTGATTTATCGGATATAGTAGATGTTTGGTCTAATACATTTCCAGGTAGTATACAAATGGGTGGTGGTGATGATGGTACTTTAACAATAGATTCGTTGACTGAATTATTAGGTAAAGCTTATTTAGGTCAATTGCGTAAAGCACATAAAGAAACAGGAGATCCTGCTTGGACAAATCCTGCTTATGTTGATGAAGTTTTGGATACTGATAATTACTACTTTAATTTGGTATTTGATGCAGGTTATCCTAGTTCGGTAAAAACACAAATTGTTTCATTGTGTAAAGATATTAGAAAAGATTGTATTGCTATTTTGGATAATTCAGATACTAGAACAACTAGTGATGCTTTAGATAAGAGGGTAAATGTTCATACATTTAATACTTTCTATGCTGCTTTATATGAATGTTATACAAAAATCTATGATATATATACAGGTAAAGATATATGGTTAACACCTGTGTATCATATGGCTTCTATTATACCATATACAGAGAATGTAGCTGAATTGTGGTATGCCCCGGCTGGATTTAATAGAGCCACTATAGATGGTATTAAATCAATGAGATTTAGTCCGAGACAAGGTGAAAGAGATCAATTCTATCTAAATCAACTTAATCCAATTGTTAAATTTAATGTTGGCTTTACTGTTTGGGGTCAATTAACCACACAGAAAAGACCAACAGCTTTACAGGATATAAATATAGTTAGATTGGTGTTGTATATTAAGAGAGCTTTAGAACAATTTTGTAAGTTCTATATTTTTGAACTGAATGACCAAGAAACTTGGAATGCTGTTAAAAATAATATTGAAATGTTCTTAGAAGAAATTAAACGTAAGAGAGGTTTGTATGATTATTCTGTTGATGTAGGTGCAACAGAATATGAAATTAAGAAGAAAGAGATGCATGTAAATGTAACTTTAGTGCCAACTAGAGTTGTTGAGAAGATTTGTTTGAATTTCTTCATTAAATAATTGATAGCAGTTGATAAGAAGCTCGATGTACTCTGTCTCATAACAGTACTTTCTCCTTCTCTTTGGTTGTTGGGGTTGGGTAGTGGAAACTGAGATAATATCAAAGTTTCTGCTACCCTCTCTATTTTTTTATGTGAAACTAATTTTTTATCAAATAAACTACTAGGAGGTAAATGTATATGAAAATTGTAAAACTAGTTGATAAAGATGCAAAACAGATAACAAATGGTTTGGAAGGACTAAATAATGACTTAAGAACCATCTTTGAAAAGTTAATTGAAATAACTTATGCTATTTCAGATTCTGAAGCTAAGAAGTTGTATAATCGTAATCTAAACTTAAAAAATGAAAAGAAGAAGTTGTTAGAAGATATTAAAATATCTAAAAAAAGGATAAATGATAAAACTTCAATTTTGGCTAAGAAGAAGATTATAAATAGAATACTTAAAATGTTATTGGAATTAAAGAGTAAAGGTGGGTTAACAGGTAGAACATTTGAAACAGTGAGGACTATATTAATGGATATAGATGAAAAGGATTTTCAAACTTTAAGAAAATTGGAGGAAAAGATTTATACCTATGTATAAAAAAAGAACTGTTAAAAGAGTATCATTAAAAAAGAAAGAGAGTTTATTAAGTAGAGTATTTACAACAATATTTAGCCGTGTTGCGAATATTGTTGAAAAAATAAAAATAACGTTTAAAGATAGGAGTTAATAAAATGATTCATTTAAACGAAGCCTATAGTAAAATTAGTAGGTTCACAGGTGGTATTACACCAGCTGACATTGGTCAGTTCCGTCGTGCATTTCTAACAAATGGTAAAAATTGGGATCTGTATACAAGTTCCTTGTTAGCAGGTCTCAATGAAAGAGATGCAAAGGATATTAAGACTATTTCAGAAAATACAAGAATGGCACTTCTTGAAAATTCTGTAGCTAGTCTTAATCAGTATGAAACATTAACTGTACCTGTTTTGCGTAAGTTTTATCCGCGTCTTATTGCAAAAGAGTTGGTTCATGTTTCACCTATTGATAAGCCTGAAGTAATTAAAGCTTTTGTGAAGGCTTATTTTGGAACAGCTAATGATGTGGAATCGGGTGTTTATCCGTATATGTTCCCTTATATTGCTGCTTCTGATCGTGTTACAGCATATGTACCAGGTGATACTACAGCTAGTAATTTAACTGAAATTTCTAGAGGCCCCTCTGTTGGTATTGGTTTAGATGGTGATGCTACTGTAGGTGCCACTACAAATATTTTAACAGTGTTGTCTTTAACATCTTCAGATGCACATATTGATAGAGATTTTGTGGTTACTTCTGTTGATGGTGTTATCGATGGTACATCAGTTTCTACTGATTTGAAACCTCCTGTTAAGGCAGATATTGATGGTAATTTCTCTTTTGATGCTACACTTAAATTAGGTAATACTGTTAAAACAGATACTGTTTTAGGTAGAATTAATTATTTCACTGGTGAATTAGATGTTCAAAGTTTAAAAGGTGATATTACGAGCATACATTTTGTTGCTACAGCATCTCTTGAAGAGAATCAAATTAATTCTAAAGTTAAATATGATGTAGAAAAAGTTAAGTTGAGTGCAATTACAAGACAAATTTCAGCTGAATGGACAATTCCATTTGAACAAGATTTGAAAGCTTTGTATGATCTTGATTTGCAAACTGAATTAGTTAATATAATCGGTGAGCAAATAGCAATTGAAATTGATAGGCAAATTATTGATGAATTAATTCAAGGTTGTGTTATTAATAACTCGGCTAGTCATATTGATACTTGGAGAATCACACCTGATGCAACATATGCTTGGGGTCAAAAGCAGTGGATGGAAACTATCCTACCGAAGATTAATAAGCTATCTGCTGTTGTGTATAATGATACACAAATGGGTCAAGCTAATATTATTGCCGCTAATCCAATAGATGCTGCTGTATTTGAAAGTTTGAATAACTTCAATTATACAGGTAGCAGTTCTGAAGGTGGTGATTTAGGCTATACTTCAATGACTATAGCAGGTGGCAAATATAAGATTGTGGTATCCACTATTGTTCCTCAGGGCAAGATGATATTGATTTACAAAGCACCTCAAGAGGAAAGAGCTGTATACTTCTA